TCAATCACTTCTTCGACGGTCTTTAACCAGTCGTCGAACAAGATACGGATGCCGTGGTGAGCAAGGTTGTCCCTTTGCTCGGCTTCCCATGCCAACCAATAGATGTATTCGATCTTCATGGTCTCGGCTTGAAACGCTTGACCCATGCCAATTTTGAATTGGCGTTCGAACGCAACGAGGATCGCTGGGGTCAGCGTGTACGTCTGCGGAGCCAGCTGCTCTCCGTTTTCTGCAAGTTTCGTGACGGTTAGGCGGGAGGCGGCCATGGTTATGCAGTCGCCTGGGTGATGCCGCTCACGACCGGGAAGGTCAGCGAGAGCTTGCCAACGTCGCCAACCTTGCCGTCAACCGGCATGTAGTTGGAGATGAGCGCCGTCATGGTGAATGAAGGGTTGGTCGTGCTGGTGGCGTTTGCCGTTGGCTTGACCACAACCGTCGTCGTTGAACCGACGAGAGGTGAAAGCGTGGCATGAACGCTTGAGGCCGAGTAGTCGGCGTAAAGGCTCAGCGTGAGCTTGTTGTTCTCAAGTCCGGTCACGAAGTTGTGAGCGACGTCACCAAATGCAGTGGTTTCGACTTCGTCAAGCTTGCGCTCGACGGTCACTTGCTCGACCTGTGAGGACAGGTCCACCGAGTTGATGACCACGGTGGCGTTTTTGTAGACGAATTTCGCCATGGTTATGCTCCTTCTTCCGGTGAGACCGGCTCGTTGCTTGGTACTGCGGATTCGACGGTCAGGTGGCCGCCTTCGATCAATGCTTCGACGTTGCAGCCTTCACAGTCGGCGTCGGTCACGGTGGACCCTTCCGCTGCAAAGACCAACAAACCGCTGGTGACGGTGTAGGTCATGGTTCTCCTATGGGTAAACGGCGACCGTGAATTCCAAGGTCAGGTAAATCGTTGGTCCACCACCAACGCTGATGGCTGGTCCTCGAGAAGCCGAGATGACTGTCGTGTCACCGACAATGCCGCCGAGCGTTGTGTCAGACTCAATTGCTTCTCGGATTGAACCGGAGCCGTTGGGGCTCATGAACTTTTGCAGCTTGAGTTGAGCGCTCCTGGCATCGGTGCGCGCCACGAGCACGTTGACGATGAGGTCAACTTGTCCGGTCATTGAGTCGTTCATCGACATTTGGTACTGGACGTCCATGACCGAAACAACCGCTGCGGGGTCTGAGAACGAATCTGGGAGGTAGCCAAACGCTTGCAAACCCGGAATGGTTTGCAGATTGGTTTGGATGCCTTCGCAAATGGCTTGCAGGTCACCAATCACAGAACGAAGACGTCCTCGAGCGAGTACGGCTCAATCAGCAGCTGCGCGTGTGGGTGAAGTTGGTTCTTGACTCGGACAATGCCGGCTTCACCGAACGACGTAGCGCCGAGCGGAGACTTGATTGCTTGGAACGTGGCTGCGGCTTGAATAACTGCCGCTTGGAAAATGGCGTCGGGCACTTGCGCCCAACCCCATTTAGCCGTGATCTGCACCTGGGGAACGACGTTGCGCACGGAAATGGCAGCGCCACCCCACACAGGGAAATACAGCGAACGAATGGCACGAAGTCGATTGCAAGGCCAAGGCATGCCGTACTTCATGCCGTTGAGCGGCTCCATTTGATAGTCACTTGCATCCCATGTTTGATCCCAGGTGCGAAGTCCAACCGGGTCGGTCTTTACAATGATGGTTTGGGTCGGGTCAAAGTCATCGCATTCGACCGCCAAGATGCTTTCAGCCACGAACACTCGAGCACTGGCGACGTCGTCTTGATAGAAGTACCGCTCACAGTGGTGGTCAATGAGGCGTGATGCTGCGGTGACCGCTGCTTGAAGGGCATCATCGTCCTGTGTGCCAGTCAGGCTCATCGACGCCTTGACGTCTTCAATGGTGCAGTAGTCCTTTGGCGTTGTCATTGCGCACTCTCCATAAAGGCTCGGACTCTGTCCATCCAAAGTTTCTGGTCAGCATCGACCGTTGATCGGCCAAGCTCGTAAATCGGGTCGTCTGCGACGGCTTCGTCGTAAAGCGGATGCAAGTGCTCAACTCGAGCGCCAAGCGCAGCTGCAAATTGCTGGCGAGTTTTGGCCAAGAACGACCACTCGTTGTCAATGAACATGTGGCCGTAGCCTTCGTGCGCCACGGTTCCGGGTCCATCAAACGACGCACCAAGTTCTTCGATGTAGCGACGCTCAATGAGCGGGTGTGTTGCATGTTCGCCACGCGTCACAAATGGGTTGTGGCAATCGTTAGTGGCGATCACCGATTTGTCGTACCGGTTGGCAATATCCAAAGCGGCGTTCAACCAGCCAGAGTGGAAATGCACATCGTCGCCAACGAACAGCAACCAAGGCTCATCGGTTTGCGCAACGGCGTAGTTGGCTTTGACGGCAAAAGAACCAGACTTCGTTATGACTCGGCCACCATTGGCCAGCACGGTGTCGGCCATGATCTTGTCGCCCTCTTCAACGACGAAGTACGGCGTTGCTAGACCTGTCGAAGCCCGCAGCGATTCAATGAGCGGTGCAACGTTGTGAGGTCGATGGAGCACCGGCACAATGACCGCACAGCGATCCGTTGCTGGTGGTGGCTGTTCGGTATCCCAAAAGTCCATCTCGTTGAGCCACGACACTTTGGCGTGGCTGGTGCGAGCGCCGGTGTGGATGAACAATGGAATTTCAAGACGACGGCAACGGTCAAAAAACGAAATGTCCTCGCTGATCCACGCACCGTCTTCGCCCAAGATGCGAGTGAAGTGGTTAGGTCCGTCGAGTTCAAACACTTTTTCCATGGCGTTGCGGTGCATGAGCAACATGGCAGCTCCGGTTGCACCGGCAGAAATGACGCTGTTGACCGGAAAATGCGTTTGGCCAACGAAGCGGTGAAAACCGTCGTCACACTTTGTCCAATTAAGAATGGTTGGATACGCCCTGGTAATGAAGCCACCCATACCGTCGACCACAATTTGACGGTTGGCAAAACAAAGCCCACCGATAATTGGACGAGCCATCGGATCGGCGACCTCAAGCATTTTGTCCAAAATGTCTGGTTCAAAACCCATGTCGCTGTCGACCATGAGCATCCAATCGCAATCGCTCTCTAGGAACGAAGTGACCAAAGTGTTTCTACCTTCAGGAAGCCCACCAGACGAGCAATATGCAGAGATGCGATTTTGAATTCGCCGGTTGGTGACCGAGTCGTACATGATGAGCTGCTCTTTCGAACGCTCAAAAGATGAACTGATGTCAGGTCCGTGCAGAAATGCAATAACGGTGTCTTGGTTATTGGGCACGCTTCACCGTCCGACGTTCCCCTGGTGCCCTCGTAGCGGTTTCAACCAATGCCGGCGCAACAGTGCGTCGAACAGCGTTGGTCGGGCACTCGGCAGAAAAAAAGTCAGGGTGAGACGTCACAAACGGATCGTCGGCCGCCCATGGTTCGCCATGCATCACGCGCACGGTGAAGCCAAGGGCAATGTCGGGGACTGCTGCGGTAGCTGTTGCGTAAACAATGGAAGTCATGGCACTCCTAGGCGGTTGGTTATGGCGGGAAGTCGCAAGGGGTGTCCGCCCGCCATGTACGGACACCCCTCACAACAATGTGGTCCCGGAGGATCAGCTGGTCTTGTTAGCCAATCCACGGAACGCGGCCGTCGAGGTGACGTCGAAGCCGTTGCGAGCAACAGCCAACCAACCGCGCTGTCCAGTAGGACGGCCCGTTGTGGTGTCGAACAGGTGCGAGACCGGCTCAATGGTCATGCCTGCGCGCTGCACAAACACGAACTGGCTGAAGTCACCAACGACTGCAAAGGTGCCTGCGGTGGTTCCGGTTGGCTGCTTCGGCGCGTAGTCCGAGCGGAGCACGGTCTTGCCGAACAACTTGGGGATGCCAGGCTGTTGCAGGTCAACGGAGAACGTGCCACCAGGGCCGCCGGTCGAGAACAAACGGATGTTGTCCTCGGTTGCGACGTTCATGATCCACGTTGAGTTGGCACGGAAACGCTCGAGTTGAGCGCCGTAGACGTTGGCCACGTCGGCTGCGCTCATGGAACCTGCGGTCGTGGTTGCAGTCAAGATGCTTGACGTAGCTGCCACGGACGTGAAGATACCCTTCGGGTTTGGAGCCGAGCCTGAACCGTTGAGCGTGGCGTTGGCGATGAGGTCGGTGTAACCCGCAGCCAAAAGCGCTGCCATTTGCTCGGCAAAGCCTGGGTAGTCCTGCTCAACTTCGATTGAGTAAGGAATGAACCCGGTTGCGCGCTGCACAGGGATGCTTGGCTGAGCAAGCGTCGGTGAGCCGTCGGTGACAGCTGCGGCTTCTGAGCCGTAGCCCCACGACATACCGGCCGAGGTGACACCCTTCCACACGTTGGTGGTGACGGTGACGACGCGACAGACGTCGAGGATTGGAGCGTTTGCAGCCTGCGACGTTAAGATAATTGTTGGGTCGATCAGGACTGGCAAACCGTAACCACCAGCGGAACCGGTGCCGTCGGACATGGCACGGAACTCTTCAAGAGCACGACGCTCGTCGGCGTTGATGAGTTCTGGGCGACCCGAGACAGCCTTTTGCCAACCGGTGCGGTAGGAAGGGTTCTCGGTGAGCAAGATGCGACGTGCAACAGAGTCGCCGTCTTGGTCTTCGTTGCTCGAGCGAACGAGAGCGTCGACGTGGCGCAGCTGGCGCTCGGCC